ATTCTCTGGCGGCACTTTTTGCGATGTTATCTGTTTCAGCACGAGTATAAACTCTTTTGCCGTCTACATAATAACGCCCCTCTTTCTGCTCCAAAGATGGTTGCTGTGGTGTTTCCACATTATCAGATTTGGCTGATACCACTGTATCCGCTTCAGTATCTGTTGTTACTGGTTGAACGTTCTCGCCTTCAACTAACGTGTCTTTGGTGATTTCATCACTCATATTCTTCTCCTCTTTAGTCCCTGAAGTGTGGGTATTATCAAGATAATTTAGAATCCGTTGCTAGTTGTAGATGCTTCTATCAACTGTAACATTCTCTTGCGTATCTTGTCACGCATTTCTATTTCAAAATCTGCTTCTTCGTTGTCTATACCTATTGCTAATTCATATTCAGCATGTGTTGTGAATGGCATGTATATTATACCGCCTTCATCTGTGGTATGACTGTGGCTTCCTGAGCCACCTAATCTTTGTGCTTCTGCTTCTGCTTGTTCACGTGTTGTATAACTTGGTGCTTCAACACCAAATGTTTCTTTATACTTGTTGAGCACTTGTAAACTCATGTTTATTTCTGCTAGTTCATGCTCTAGTGCTTTCTTATTAAACTGTCTATTGTAACTGATAGCAAAGTCTTCTGGTCTATTTTGATTTGTCCAAGCAAAATATAAATTCCACAGTTTGCTTTCAGCACTTTCTAAATTTGTTGCTTTACGTCTAATCAATGCGGCTAATTTGTCATCATATACTTCTATTTGTTCGCCACTTCTTGCTGATTTGATTAAGTCTTCACTACGCAACATACTGATAGCAGTCATTTTGTCTATTTTGCTGTCTACCAGTTTCATTATACTGTCAATTGCGGCTGTGCTTGGTGACACAAATTCAAATGTGTAGTTTTGTTCGCCTGTTAATCCGGAGGGAACGTTCACAATTGAACCTGGCTCTGATCCCAATGAACCGTCATTTAATTGACTTGTGGTCTCATCAACGACCAATGTAGGATGACTTGAATATGTGATTGCGGCATATATCTCTGCCATATCACCATAAACACTACGTTGTATTTGTGCTACGTCTTGTATGACTGTAGTTCCTACATTGTTATACACTTTAACATTTTGATATACTGATACTATAGGCACTTCACCCAGTTCATTAACTTGAGTTACTCTGTAAGTGTTATCATCGACTTCTACTAGTTCTTCTATAGCAGGTGGCATGTAATCATCATCCGCACCTACGAAGACAGTATCGATAGTTTCACTAGTGATATATCTATATACAGTATGTTCATCTGTTTCTTCTACTTTTATTACTATTTCTCGCAGTTGTAAGTTACCATCGACATCATATGTGTAACCCCAATTGGTTACATCTAATGGTGTGTGTATTTTCCATCGCGGTATATCACTGCCAATTGGCTTGTAACAACCTATATGACAAACACCAAATATAGTTGTGTATTGATCAACTAGGCTCATGAATTCAGTAATTGAATTACCCTCGCCATCCACATCATTCATGAATTCATTAACGCCTGAATATTCAGGTAAGATTCTTGTTGGTGGATTACGGAATAAAATACTGTTGTATTCTGCTACGATAAGTTTAACGTAATTGTATAAAGGCGTGTTTTGTAATTTTTCTAAATAGAATGTGCCGTCAAGCACACCACCGCCCTGATTGACGTCTTGTGAACTGTAACCTTGTGTTACTCTTGCTTTTGATTTGCCTGTTACGGCTCCTGAATCATCAACACTATATGTATTAATTGTTTCTGAAGGTGTGTTAAGATCAACTTGATATGCTCTTAGATATCTAGCATTCTGATACTCTACTCCTCCAAAAAACGAATTTTGGCAGAGAGACCAATTTTCTTGGTATCTACCATATAGTGGATGTGCGCCAGTGATAAAGTCTAGATTGTCAGACATACTGCTCCAATAATATTATTTTTTGTTTTTGTTATATAACAGAAGTATTTATCGAATTTTGACATAAATCTACTAAATAGAGGTTGACCTACGGCATTAAATGTAGTATAATGTATTCATTACACTAGCAAAACGTAAATTGCTAAGAATTGCTAAGGGTTGTTAGTGTTATATATTATTGTTGGATAGCACTATTATATTAACTTTAACCTTATAGGAGGAAACTGTTAGTAGTGTGTTCATGACTATGTGTAGTTACAAGTCGAGTGCTATCCAACAATTACCCTTATCTCCCAAACACCTCACTAAGTATTAATGGCTTGTCCTAACAAACCTACTCTAGATGTAAAACTAGAATAAACTGACCTTAACATTTTGGACTATTATGTTAGGGTTTTTTTATGACTTAAAAGTCGTAAATAACCAGTAACATGTTTCATTAATGATAAATAATTAGTGTAACAAAAACTAATAGGAGAATATAATGGGGCCTTTAAGCAACACAGAATTTGAACAAAAATGGGGATACCACTGTAATGAGATAGCAGACATGGAAGGTGTATCACCAGAAGCAATACGCATGAGAGTAATTAAATTTGGCACACCGTTTAGAAGACGTGCTAAACTAACTAAATTTGAAGAGAAGTATGGCAAAACAATTGGTCAATTGGCACTTGAACTTAACCTACATCCACAAACAGTAGCAAGACGTGAACGACTACACGGTGATGTGTTTTACGCACCTGATGTAGGCAGAGGCTTAAGACATAAAATAATTAATCCACGTGGTGAGCATTGGACAGAAAATCCGCTATGCCCAGACTATAGAATAGAAAGCACACTCATGAGCGACTATGACGAGAAGAAAGGTTCGTAGGCGCAAGGTGTGGATAAACGGACACTTTGTAGATAATCCAAAAACAGAAGGTTATAGAAAGTTTCTAGAAGCCACATTACCACATCAAGATCCACAACTAAAAGGTTTCGATAGTGTTGAACTTAAAGACTGGCTAGATATAGTGGAAGGGAGAAAGAGTAACATTGAAGACGACGATTGATAAACATGCTGGTTATAAACTGGTATTCATGAAGATAGCAAATGATTATATAAAGGATCCTTCACCTCGTAAACAAAAGAAACTACAATCCTTAGTAGTAGATACACTACAACGTGATCCTGTGTTATTAACATGGTTCAATACTATGTTCAATTGGAAGAACACGCCGCATGGAGTTGATATCTCATACAAGATAATACCTCCGCAAATACCTTAATATTCTTTTTTAAGTCTTATTTCACTACCATATCCAACTAGAATACACAATACTGTTAGTAGTGTAAACCATGGATTAAGGTAACCCAGCATTTGACCCCACATAAGACTAAGTCCTGTTAGTGTCATTGTGTTGAATGCTGTTGATAGTTTTTCAGTTGGTAATTTCATTTATTTCTCCTATTAGTTCGGCTTTAAGGCCACCGTATTTGCCTAAGTCATGCCTTACAATTAATTCTATATGCTCATGTGTAGGCGCATATACTTCATAATCAATATCAAATACATGTGCCATGTCCAATTGATTTCTGAATGTTATTTTGTAAGTAGCACTACACGAATGAGGTAGTGGACCCTTGATTACTCTGATCATGATTATATCCTTTTGAAACTTGCTCAAACATATTGATGCCTACTTTGGCTAATAACGGTTCCCACATAAGCATTTGTTCTAGTTTAGAATACTTTGGTCCTGTATACTTCTTGTTCTTTCTGGCTAATGCTTTTCTTGTTCTTTTTTGTGCTAATGTTTTATGATTCATCTGATATTTCCTTTGCGTTTAGTAATTCTTTGAAGTGGTCTATGGTAAGTCTCATACCCTTTTCCATTGGCATAAGGCTTGCTTCTGTCATGTCAACATGTTTCAGTGTGCTTGTATCAGCACTAACAGTTGCTCCTGGTATTTCGCCTGGACGCATTGGTAAGTTAACTACTTTACTGCTACTGCCTGTTAGTAACACAATAAGATGTGCTATTTCACCTACTGCTTTGTTGTGTTCAGGGCCTACTTCTACTGCTTCTGGGAATACAATACCTTCTGCGGCTTTCTCTGTTGCTACTACTAGTGCGTGTGCTACATCTCCTACCCAACACATATCTGATATCTGTTTACCATCACCATATACTTCTATATCCTGACCGTCTAATGCTCTACATATAAAACTAGGTGCTATCTTACGCACTTTGCTATCACCCCATGGCGGAACTGCTCTTTGTCTAGGTCCATAAGCATTCATGGCTCGCACTATGTTTACCTTAGTGCCATGTTCTTTGTTATACATGCTAACAAAACGTTCTATCATTGTTTTAGTAATACTATAAGGGTTATTCATCCAATGATTACCTACACCAATGTATGTTCCTGGTAATTTGTATTGTGCGGCGGCTGCCAACATGTTTAGTCCACCCATTAAGTTTGATTGTGCAGCTGGTCTAGGGTTTGCTATGGTTTCTTGTGTGCCTAATACCGCGGCTAAATGAATCCAACTGTCTACATGTGCCATTGCTTCTGTTACAGCAACTTCATCTCTAACGTCGCCTAATATAACTGGACATGGGTATTCTTCTTGTCTATTATAATGATCGAATATAATTGGCTCATGCCCTCTTTCAATACATTTCTCTACTACATAAGAGCCTATAAAACCTGCTCCTCTATCCGTGGGTAATTTTAGTGTGGCTGCCTCTACAGCATTTGCGCCATTGTTGTAATAACATGTCCACAGTTCACCATAGTTAACATGTGATTGTAATTGGTGGCCTTCTATGTGCCATGGCTTAGGCCCGGCGAAATGTGCTATATAGTCACTGCGGATCAATTGGCCATAATATGTTAAGTTTTGATATGCTGGATCAAGGTGGTAAAACTCTCCATCATGAGCATAACTCATACAACTTTCTACATTTAAACTGAATGATCTTTCTAGTATGCCTCGTTGTTCTCTGTCCATGATATCAAACATGCGATCTATTAATTTGTTTTCATTCCATTTGTCGCAATCTACCAAGAATGTGCCTGATGCCATATCATCAATCTTGTTGCCGCCTATCCAACCAATATCTGGTCTATACACACAAGCGGTCATATGGTCGCCTATATCTATGTGCCAAGCACGTGAAAAGTCATTGAGCACTAAGCAGTCTACGTCTACATAAAATGCTTTACCACTAAAATACTTTGGTATAAGCAGTCTAGCATACATGTCTGGTCCTAGTTTTAAACCATGTCTCCATACCGTGCCAACACCTGTTGTGTGTCCTGGCATTTCAGCATTCATTATAAAATCTATGCCTTTTGGTAAGTCCGCAAAGTCGTCTAACTCTTCTTGCTCACCGTAATAAAAGCATGTTAAGTGTGCTTTTGGGAAGTTCATACCAATACTATGTTTGAGTGCTACTAAGCCTGGCAAATAGTTCTTGTTACAACTTGTTATTATGTTATATTTCATGTCCAATGTTCCTTCATCCATGGATTATTTACTTGGTGTGGCATAGGGTTTCCATGGAAAAATACCATACGCATATCTTCTGGTAATACTGTATAATTATCTAGTCGTTGTGCTTTATAACTTGCACATTGGCCGGGGTATACATCTTGTAGCCTCACAACTGGTGGTGCGTTTTGTATTGCTGGAGTTGGGTTTTGATTTATTCTAACCACACCCATACACTCTTCTAAAAATTCATTTGTGCCACCCCATTGTGTGTAATCACAATCTAAGTTAGGGTAGTCTGCTGGTTTATACTTTGAGGTGAAGTATTGCCATACATTATCTCTCACAGCACGGTTCCACATGATGTATGCTGTTTGTAGTCCTGCTGGCCAACCAAAGTCTGATATGGTGGCAAATGGCTCGTCTAGAGTAACAATGTGGTCTATGTTGCCTGTTATAACTGTGTCTAGATCCATATACACTAACTTGTCATTGTGTCCATGTGCTGGATCTGTTAGTCCAATAATATACCACCATACTGGCAAATCAAGTAAAAAAGGTCTTGTTTCGCATATCACGTCTGCGGCATTGTCTGTGTAGCATATGAATCTATGCGGAACTGTCACATGCTTTTGTATACTTCTGTATAAATTGTTTACATATTCTGGGCCAAACTTATCGCCCCATTTAAAACATACTATGTCTATCATTTAAAAAACTCCCTGTGTTGCGGATTGTTACTGGCACGACAGATGTGTGTTAACACTATGGCATTATCACCTCTACTGCGATCTTTTATTTCACACCATATGGTGTTCAGTAAAGAGTCATTTGCCACAACAGTATCTAGTCTAGTCATCATGTTGTGTATCATATCGCCATTGGGCACATCTACTGTTATCATGCCACCCCAACTAGGCACTTTGATTTCGTGCTTTAATTTGTTTAAGTCTAGATCACCATGTATAGCATTTGCCAGTATACTTCTATCTATGTTACATCTGTTTATACATTGGACTATATTCATGGCGATTGCACTGCTTGTAACGTCTCCTACGTCAACGATCGTATCACATATACTCAGCAACCAACGAATGTCTAGTTCTCGCATTAGAGTGCTTCTGTGTGTGCCTAACAGGCTATAAAAACATTGTGTGTTATGCTCTACGTCTATGTTGCGTCTTAAGTATATAATATGTGTTACTAAATGATAGCATACTGCGGGTTTGCCAATAAATTCATTTCTCACAGCACGAATATTGTCGTCAACGTCTGGCATTCTGTTTAAATTACGAGCAATTTGGTCGTTGTCGCCTATAATTGGTATTAGCATTGGATCAATCATGACTTGTCTATCTCCTTTTCATCTACAGCAGGCTTTGGTTCTTTGGGTTTGGGTTTCTTACCGAATATCTTATCCCAATTATCCTGATATTCTTTACTGTTTGTGTTAGTGCGTGGTGTAGAGCCCTTGCCTCCGTGCCAATTACTCTTCTTCATCTATATACTTCCCATTGACTTTGGTTCTGAACTTAGGCTTTTCTGTTTTATCCTTGTTCCATTTGATCTTGTCGTAATTGTCTTTGTATTGTTCGTCATTAACACCTGTGCTGATAGTTGATCCTGGCTTGAATCCTTCAGATATATCTCTTGCTTTACGCAATATAGGATTCTTGGTGATCAGTGTTTCTGTTTTCTTCCAATCACGTGTATTCTTTTTAAATCCTTTGCCCCATGCTCCATCTTTGCTCATTATAACATTCTCCCTGTGGTTCTATATTGTTGTTGTCCTGGTATGATATTTTGTTTTAGTGGGAACAAGCCATGAACTAGATATCTAGCACAATCCGTCATATGATCCCACCCATCTGTCTTATTTGGCTGACGTGTGCCTTCTTTGTATGTGTGTTTGATTAAACTTTCACGCAACTTCTTACACTTAGGATCAATAAACAGTTTTGCTACACCATTACTGTTACGCAACCTACTGTTTACACTTGCTACGGCTTCTGCTACAGGTGGATTGCTTTTGCCCACACGTAATTTGAAACCATTGTTACTCATTATGATATGATCACTCATACCTGGTGAGTTAGTTGTTCTTTTTGCGCCACTGGCATCTGGATACATGTATACTATTCTGTTGCCATAACGTTGACGTATTTCTTTTACCATTTCCAGTGTGTTTGATCCGTATATTTCTATTTCGTCTATGATGTGTATAACATCATCTTTTACTATAGATATAACACTGGTCATTGGATCAACATTATAGTCACCTCCACAGTATATAGGTTCATTTGCTCCTAATACTGGTGCTGGCTTTATGTTGTCTTCACCAAAAGCATAAAAAATTACGCCTGAATAGTCAATAAATTGTGCTTCATATTCCTGAAGAAACTCACGTTCTCCCATATCACGTTTAGCGGCTTGTATCTCTTCTTCTGCTACATGTCCACCTTGTATAGTTGTATAACTATGTGAACTCCAATCTTCATTGTCGCTGGCTTGTAAGTAAAGATCGAAAAAATGGTTACGTGATTTAGGGGTTCCTATAAACATAGCATGTCCTTGTGTATCACTTAGTGTGGGTCTAAGTATAGTATACCAAGTGTCGGGATCCATATCAGCAAACTCATCTAATGCTATAAAATGATGACGCAATCCGCGAAGTGCCTCTCTGTTCTCAGAACTGCGAAGTGTTATAGTGCTGTTGTTAACTAGTGTTACAGTTAGATCACTTTGATTGATCTTCCTTACCCAATTCTTTTCTGATAACATTTGAAGTAAGTCATTCCATATAACACCTTTTGCTTGGCGGTATGTGGTTGCTATGTATAAGCAACGTTGATTGGGGTGTCTGGCGAACTTTGCCAGTTCATTGATTGCTAAGTATGATTTGCCAAAACGGCGTCCTGCACAAATTACTCTGAATCTGGCTGGATCATTGCTTATAGTTTGTTGTGGTTCTGTTAACTTCATATCTTTTAAGGTTGCTTGGTGTAGGGTTTGTTGACAACACTACATATTCCGGTATGTATCCCAAGGAGGACTACACCAAGGCTTACTATTCTTCTGTTTCTTCATCATTCCATGGCAACACTTGGTTGCTGTCATTGTTTACAGGTGACTCTGCTTGACCTAGTATGTTCTTACCTAACCATATAAGCATTACTCTATCGCCCTTCATTGCTAGGTCTAATTGAGCACGTCTTAACTTCTGTTTCGTTTCAGTTGTGGCCTTTTCGTATAAATCTGCGAAGTTATCTCGTAAGGTGCCTACAGGCACACTAAACCAATCTGATAATTCTTTCCAACTACTGTGTAATGCGGCTAATTTGTAGAACTCTTCTTCTGGTATAACTGTTTTATTACGACCT